GTCACTACCCTGAATGTGAGGGATGTCCGTTGTGCGGATCAATTTTCACAACTAGTACAGAAGAGCTCTTTGATTAAAATGGGGACTCCGGGCATGGAAATACCTCCAGACTCCTTACATTAAAATAGAAAAATTTAAAAAGAGGAAAGTTGCTATCTGTATCGCAGTATGATCTTACTAGCTGCTCAGGGAAAAAAGCTAAATCGCCGGTCACTATCTGAGCCAAAGGTTGGACTCGGCCGCGGCGACGGCTTGGATGACGAGCTTCAACACTGTCAATCCTGAAAACGGGTGCCATCGGACTGTAATCCGGTCTGGCATCGGGAAAGGCGATCTTGTAAAGATCCCAGCCAAGCGTTATAAAATAGCGGAAACGCTTGAGACCGCGGTAGCGCACATAATCCATGACCTCGTCACGCTGCAGGTTGTAATCTGCTAACAGTGACATTAACGGCCAATAGAAAAACATGGCGTAATGCGGATTGAAAGTTGAATAGATCTGGCCGACTAATCGGGAAGCGCTATCCAACGGGGACTCCACCTCTCTCTCAGGGTATAACAGAGAAGCGACCAAAAATTCCGGGTCGCGGTAGGGTGTACCGTCGGCCCATCTGTAACCTAACCAGTGAACACCTCCGGGCGTACATCCAGCGTGTAGTTCACACTTATCTGGGTGCATGACACCTCCAAAGGTGTTGCGAAGCTCCACTGCGGTTGCGTCAAGATCAATCTCATGGGGAGGAAGCAGTATAATTGTCGAATCATCACCGTAGTAATAATCCTTAAATATCGTCATTCCTTGACGACGCATAACTGTCCTCATTTGAACACAATTAACGATTGTGTCGATGAGATTAGTCCATGCCGAACCAGAAGGGACGCCCTGAAATTTCTGTACAGTACCGCCAGATGGTAATCTGATCTTGGTACGTAGAAAGTACGAAACCATGGCGTTCCACCGTCTCTGTGTTTGGACGGGGTCGACAGGCCATATCTTGCCCTCAGAATCCTCGACTCGCGTAAAGTCAAAGAAATCTGATAAGTATGTGAAGACATCGCGAATGATCCAGTCAGTCACGTGTTGGTCGAACTCGGATAAATCAGCATTAAAAACTCGGCTACCGGGGAGAGTCTCAGCGATCGTCTGAATAAACTCTGTTCCTCCAAGTGCCGTCTCTAGACCGATCCCATAGTAGAAGTCTCTTGTCTCAGCCAGTTGCTTTAACTTTTGAAAAAGAGGTAAGAAATACCTCATTTCCTCCACTGTCACGTCAACGGGGTAGCCCCAGGTGAGCCGAACCTTCTCCTTCTCGATGTGAGAGGCGACGGTTCGGTGAAAGGCCATGCACGGTGGCAGGCCGACACCTCGAACTCCTCGACCAATGAAATCCCAGGTACGGGCGATATGTCCATATGCCCATTTTGTCTCTAGAACTTCGCGTTTCGTCTTAAACCATCTACCGCCGGGGTTAGCCGACTTAGTGGTCCATGGGTGTCCGGGGGATGTGCCTTTATGGAAAAGCGGAGAAGTTTTTACCTTACCCATTGTCCAGGGTATGATCTTCTCGTCAGGCTTCAACTCTTCCAATGCGTTGCGGAGTATCTGTAGATAATCTCCATCTACACATCGTTCTGGCAATTGATCACCGTACTTGTATACGTGTGATTTTAGCACCTGCTTGTTCGACAGAGGCCTATGCCATTCCTCAGTAACCGTTTTATAGACGGATCGCATCTGTTCCATCTGGGGTAGCTTAAGAGATTTCTCAAAAGCATCTTTTGCCCATTGGTCTGTATAAGCGACGGATTGTGGTCCAAAAGGTTGTGACCGAGCGACTTCACGAATTGAGTGTGGGTGGTCGTGGCGCTGATTCATCTTGCCTAAC